CCGCCCGCCCCCCACTATCATCGAAAATATTTTCACCAGAAAACCAGCTCTGACCAGGACTTTTGTTATACCAAGAAAAAAAGTTTGATTTACCCCTTGAAACACGCCGACGCTCTAGACCCCTATATAAGTGTAACGGCTGAGTTCCACGAAGCCGTAAACGCGGGCTTCACGCCCGCTTTAACTTGGTTAAAAACATATAGTGGGGATACTTCTGTCTATACCCCTGTAGACCCCTACAGCTACTGGAGAAGACTTGGAAAGAAACCTAACCCCCGAAGAAGCCAGAAAAGAACTGATTAACTTGGTGCGCCAAGGGCGCACTATTGTAGATGCCCTCAAGGTTATTGGTCGTTCTCGTTCTTGGTATGACACCCAGAGGCGCGAAGCTGAAGGCTTCGCTGCCTATATTGATAACGCTCGGTTAAGAACATCCGACCTCGCTGATGAAGCTCGGTCTGGTCTATCTGACTTTGCAGAGTTTTCTGAGAAATACCTGGGAGCCAAGGTATGGGACCACATGCTTAACGTGGTCGATATGTTGGAAGGTAAGGAACCTCGTTGGTTACATCCAGCGATGACTTACGAAAAAGGGTCGGCGGGTTTATCCCGCCTCTTGGTAAATATTCCACCAAACCATGCCAAGACTATGACCATCACAATTAACTATGTTACCTACCGTATAGTTAAAAATCCTAACATCAATGTAATTGTTATTTCTAAAACCCAAGAGCAGGCTAAGAAGTTTCTCTATGCTATTAAGCAACGCCTGACTCATCCTCGGTATGCTGACCTACAAGCAGCCTTTGGTCCTACCGATGGTTACAAAGCTACCGCCGACATGTGGTCGGCTAATAAAGTTTATCTGGGAGCGGATGTCCGCGAATCAGATGCTAAAGACCCTACCGTTGAAGCTATCGGTATGGGCGGTCAAGTATACGGCGCTCGCGCCGACTTAATCGTACTTGACGACGTAGTCACTCTCTCTAATGCGGGAGAGTGGGCAAAGCAACAAGAATGGATTCGACAAGAAGTTGCCTCTCGTCTACCACCAGGTGGGGGTCAGCTTCTTGTTGTCGGAACTCGCGTATCTGCAACCGACTTATATAAAGAACTTCGTAACACACAGCATTACACGGACGGAATTGTTCCGTGGTCATATTTGTCCATGCCTGCCGTATTAGAATACGCAGACAATCCAAAGGATTGGAAAACCCTTTGGGCTAAGTCGGAGCAACCACTTACTGAGGATGATACCCCAGATGAGAATGGATTCTTTGACCGATGGACTGGACCGCGTCTTACTGCGGTCCGCAATGAGGCTGGTCCCTCCAAATGGTCTTTGGTTTACCAGAACCTCGATATCGCAGAAAATGCAATCTTCGACCCGATGTGCGTCAGAGGCGCAGTTAATGGAATGAGAAAATCGGGTGCGCTGGTTGCAGGCGCTGCGGGTCATCCTGATAATGCACAGAACTTCTATCGCATTATTGGTATAGACCCAGCCATGTCTGGTGACACGGCAGCAGTTGCTTACGCAGTCGACCGCAGAACACACAAGCGCTATGTCATGGACGTTCACGTCATGAGCAGCCCCACACCTGCAGCGATTCGGTCTTTGATTCGAGAATGGACGGATGCTTACAAGCCTCATACTGTCATCGTTGAATCCAACGCATTTCAGCTTTTCTTAACCCAGGACGAGGAGATTAGAAACTTCTTGTCTACTCGCGGTATTAACTACCGCCCCCACTACACAGGTAATAATAAACAAGACCCAGAGTTTGGTGTAGCTTCTCTGGCTCCGTTATTCGGAACCGTTATTAAACGTGACGGTAACAATAACAATTTGAAGCATGCTGGCGATAACATAATTGAATTACCAGATGCTTCACGTAATGAACATATTAAAAAGTTAATAGAACAATTGGTTGTTTGGCAACCAGGAGTTCAAGGCAAGAGATTAAAGATGGACGCTGTGATGGCGCTCTGGTTCTGTGAAATCGTAGCCCGCGATGTTTTATTAACTTCAGCAAATGTGCCAAACTTTTTGAAAAACGAATTTACACCTCAGAAGCAAATTGAAGATAGGTACATTGTTAACCTAGATGATTTAGCTGCTGCACAGCGAATAGCGAGATTGTGATAATGAAAGAACTTGTACATGCATACGAGCAATTAAAGACTCGTAATGCTGAGCGCGATAAGCGCATGCGCGAAGTTGCTTTGGTCCGTTCAGGTAACGCCGACCAAGTATTTCGTGGTTTGTTCCCAGAGGGAACATGGTCTAGACCTATCATCGCCAACCTTATTGACGTGGTTGCTCGTGATGTTTCTGAGCAGGCAGGTGTACTACCTACCATAACGGCTGCTGGAGATTCATCCCTTGATGATTCACAGCGTACCAAGGCTGATAAAAGAACTAAGATTGCAAATTATTATGTTGCTGCATCTCGTCTTGGAACAGAGCTACTGCGTGGCGCAGACCAGTTAGGAACTTACGGCTTCTGTATTTTCAGAGTCGAACCTAACTTCAAGGAAAAAAGACCACACATCCATGTAGAAAACTCTATGGGTGCGTATTACGACATGGACAGGTTCGGAGAAGTATCCGTCTATTGCCGTTCTTATTATCGTAAGGCTGGCGATTTAGCAGCCAAGTTCCCAGAACTAGCAGACAAGATTCTACAGACAAGTGCATTCGGTCGTACCGATGGTAATGAACTTCTAGAAGTTGTACGATGGACTGACAAGAATCGCACCGTAATGTTTATACCAAGTCGCGGAGGTGCAGTTCTTGCCGAAACACCAAACAAGATTGGTCGAGTCCCAGTTGCGATTGCTCAGCGTCCTTCGCTTGATGGCGAAACACGAGGCGCATTCGACGATGTTCTGCCAGTGTACGCAGCAAAAGCGCGTCTTGCTTTGCTCACTATGGAGGCTGTTCAAAAGTCTGTTGAAGCTCCTCTTGCTCTTCCCACTGATGTTACTCAGCTTTCCGTTGGTCCTGATTCGGTCATTCGTTCGAACAGTCCTGAGAAAATACGTCGTATAAATCTAGATGTACCACAGTTTGCATTTGCTGAGAACAATGTTCTAGCAGATGAAATGAAATTAGGAACCCGCTTTCCTCAAGCACGTGCAGGACAAGCAGAAGGTTCTATCGTTACTGGTCAAGGTGTCAAGGCACTTATGGCTGGATTCGATTCACAGATTAAAGTTATTCAATCAATCCTTGGTGAAGCAATTGGCGAAGCAATCTCTATTGCATTTGCTACTGATGAAGCATACTTCCCAGCACTATCTCGTGAAGTATCTGCAACAGCCAATGGAGTTCCATACAAATTAAAATACAAACCATCAATCGATATCAACGGCAATTACGGCGTAACAGTTGAATACGGATTGATGGCAGGTTTAGACCCTAACCGAGCATTGGTATGGGGTCTGCAAGCACGTGGCGATAAGCTCATTTCACGAGGAATGCTACGTCGTAATTTACCAATTTCGCTCAACGCTGGAGAAGAAGAGCGAGCAATTGATATCGAAGAGATGCGTGATTCATTGAAAGCATCTATCTCTCAACTTGCTGCTGCGATACCACAAATGGTTTCGCAAGGACAAGACCCGATGCAGATTGTAGAAAAGATGGCGACAGTTATTGAAGAGCGTAAGAAAGGCACACCGCTTGAAGATGCGGTAGCCAGAGCGTTCAAGCCAGAACCAGCACCAGAAGCACCACAAGCGCCAGAGATGGCGCAACCAGAACAACCAATGGGTATGGGTGGCGGAATGCCACAGATGCCACAAGGTAGACCACCAATGCAAGAACTTCTTGCAGGTCTAACTGGTTCGGGAAATCCCAATCTAGCAGCAAGAGTAACTCGTCAAATACCAGCATAAGGAGAAAAAATGTTTGGAAAGCAAGGAAAGGCAGCTAAGGCTCCAGTTCACCCAGGACACTCAGGCAAGAAGTCTGGTGGCAAAGGCGTAGGACTTGGTCAAGTCGCAAAAGCTCCAACACCTAAAGGCATCAAGGGCAACAACACAAAGCTTAAGTAAGGATAATCATGGCGAAGAAACCATATAAGTATCGCCAAGCCAAGAAAGACGCTAAGACTGCAGCAAAGAAAGCTTTCCCAGGGAAAGTAAAAGCTGTACGTAAAGACATCACAGGCAAAATTACTGCTGAAGATAGACTAGCGCTTAAGGATATGGCAGATACAGCCAAGAAAGAACTTGGCAAGAAGGCTTATCTAAGCAAAGCTGAATTTGATGCTACAAGAAACGCAGAACTTGAAAAGTTCCGTCAATCTATGGCAGATGAATTCGGCGAATACGGTGGCAAGAAAGCAGGAGAAGCGGAAGCACCTGCTAAGAAAGCCCCAGCGAAAAAAGCTGCTGTCAAAAAGCCTGCTGCTGCTCTCGAAAAGAAAGCACCAGTAAAGAAAGCTGCAGTTAAAAAGGCTGCTGCTAAGAAAGCACCTGCTAAACCAGCTGCATCAGCACCAGTTAAGAAGCCTGCGTCTTCAAAGACAATGACTCGTGCAGAAAAGTCTGCAGCTAATAAGGCTGCATGGGCAAAGATGACACCAGAAGAACGCAAAAACTGGAAGGGAACTAAGCCAGGTAGTGCAGAAGCTAAGCCTGCTGCTAAAGCAGAGCCAAAAACAACAGCTAAGACAACTGCACCAAAGCGTCCTACACTTGCAGACCTAAAGAAGAATGAGGCTAAAGGTCTTGAAGAAGCTAAGAAGCGTGTTGAAGCTAAGAAAGCTGCTGCATCTAAGCCACGTACTAAAATTACCGTAGATGGAAAAACATCTGCACCATCTAAACCAACCGCTGGAGCACAAGCTTTAGATAAAATGAAGGCAGAGGCTAATGCTAAAGCCAAGGCTAAAGCTGCTAAACCAAAGTTTAGAAAAATTAAAGCTGCTGGTAAAGGCGGAGTCGTTGGCGCAGTCGCTGGTGAAGTAGTTAGCTTAGCTAAAGGCTCAACCAAAAAAGACTTTGATGAAATTAATCGTCTTGAGCAAAAACTTGCTGATATTACTGGTAAAGGTAAGAGCAAAGCAACTGCAGGTCGACAAGGAGCACAACAGCAATTATCTCAGCTTGCATCACTAGCAAGCTTGGGTGTTGTAGGTAAGACTCGTCGTCAACGTATGGACGAACTTAATGCTCTTATTGCAAAGGCTGAAAAGAAGAACAAGCCTAAAGAACTTCGCTACGGCAAAGATGGTTCATCACTTGTACCAGGAACTGCAGCATATAAGGCTGGTTCTAAGACAAGACCAACAGTAGCTTCTACTGGCGGTGGCTCAACAACTAAAGTTGATTCAAGATACACCGTAAAGAAAGGCGATACCTTGTCAGGTATTGCAAAGAATGCAGGAGTATCTCTATCAGAGATTCGTGCAGCAAACCCTGAAATTATGAAGAAGAAGAAGTACAAGCAGGGTTCAATGATTTGGTCAGGAACAAAGGTTAATATTCCAAAGAAGTAGGTAAATAAATGTCAATGATGCAACCTTCGGGTCCAGGTCCGTTCTCTAAGAGAACCGACCGCCAGGGAGCAAAACAACTTCCTAATGCTGCCTATGGCGAGCAAAAGGAATTTCAAGATATGCAAGCTGGTGCGCCAATGGCTAAAACACCTACACCACAAATGCCACAGATAAATCCAATGGCAGGCATAGTGCCTTTAACAGCGCCCACCCAGCGTCCAGATGAACCTGTGACTGCTGGTGTGGACGTTGGTCCTGGTCCTGGTAGAGAAATACTGGGATTAAAAAGTCCAATTGATAATCAATTAAAAGATTTATCAAAGCTAGCTAAATACATGCCATTGATGGCACAGTTTGCGGATTCTCCAGAATCATCTGGAACTATGAAAGCTTTTGTTAAGTATTTACGGAGTCAAGCAGAATGAAGATACTCAAGAAGTTCGAAGAGAACCTTGAACATCTTGGATTTGAAATGGCTCCAGTTGCTTGGGATTTAGCCAAGTTCCCCTTTGAATCCGACGATGACCGAATTTCATTATTAGAGGAACTAACGGCTAAGGAGGCTACACCTAATGTCCCTAACAGAATGGTGGAATGACCCCTCTATAGTCAAAGACCCTACTCAGGAACCAAAACTTTCCAAGGTCGATAAGTTTAAGAAAGACAATACCAAAGTAGGAAAAGCAGAACAAGCAATTGTCCCTAAAGTAATGGGAGCAATTGAAGCAGGGTCAAAGAAACCTATTCTTGGCAGGATTATTAATCCAGCCATGGCAGCACTTAGTTTTGTTGGCGAGAAAATCGTACAACCAGTAACTCAAACTGTTTCTGCTGCGCTACTTACACCTCAAGCTATGGCTAAAGGTAAAGGTGGCTTAACTGAAAGCTATCGTTTCTCAAAGAAACAAGCTGAAAAGATTTCTATGGGACAGGCAGCAGCTAGCGCTGTTGGTAAAATTACATCCCCTGTTCTTGGCGACGTAACTAATGCTACATTCCTTGATAAAGACTTTGATGTATTTAACGACCGTCAACGTGATAAAGCATTCCGTGATGAGTGGGCTGGAATCTTAGCCTCTGGTGTTACCGACTTAGGTCTTGCGTTTTTAGGAACTAAAGGTGCAGGGTTTGCTGTTCGCGGTACTGCAAAAGCAGTCGTTGGTCCAAAGCGTCTTGCTACCTCAGACGACATGAATGTATTTAGAAGCGAACTAGATGAGATTGTTGCATCTAAGGCTTTGCCTCTAGAGCAACAGACCAAGACTGGTCTATCTGTATTAGTAGATGACGCAGTAAATGAAACAGATTTAACTAAGCTTGCCTCAAACCCACTTGTATCTGAAACATCTAACCCATATAGAACCGCGACAATCATGTCGCGTCTAGATAACCACCAAGATGTAGCAGATTATCTGCTTGCAGAACGTGGAGATACTGCTGCATTCCAAAGATTCTTTGAACGTAATCCATTAGCAGCAGACCATATTGATAACTATGGAATTACTGCAACATCACCAATTGATAACTTTGCTAGCATCGGACTAGATGCACTAGACCCAACCCTTACATCTAGATATCAAAAGATTATCGATGCTGTTAAAGTTGAAGACCCTAACTTTGCTCGCGCCTTAGATGACTTCATGGAAAAAGCGCAGATGGGCGTTATCGAAAGCTATCGCCCAGGTCGCTACGCAGCGCTAGAGCAGATTGGCTTAGCCAAGAAGAAGATACAGTCACAGGCTTTATACGGTGACCTTAAGATGTTTGGTCAAGATGCCGATGGTGGTTGGAAAACTCAAGTTTACCAAACAGGTGTCTATGACAGAGCAGTACGCCTTATTGCATGGACTGGCTCAGGTC